GAGCAATGAATACAGAAAACATTTACCAAGTCTTAGATGACTTAGAAACCTTTGCTGCTAACATTGGCAGCGAATGGATGAAGGAGCGAGTAGCTATGCTAGAGGCTCAAATTGCAAACTTAGAAAATCAATCAACATTATGAAAACAGCAAAAGTAGTATCAGTTTCTCCTAAGGGGGACTTTGCCTTTAACGGCAAAACATTTTACAAATTCTTTGTAACGCTAGACAATGGCGATAGCGGAGAGTACAACAGCGTTAAGGCAGACCAAGATAAGTTCGTTGCTGGCGCAGAGGTTGAGTATGAGATTACTAGCAACCAGTACGGCAATAAGATTAAGCCAGTATATAACGGAGGAGGCGGTAGCTACTCAGGTGGTGGCTACAGCAAGCCTAGTTACTCAGGTAACAATGATGAGAAGCAGAAGATGATTGTTAAGCAGTCGTGCTTAAAAGCAGCAGTTGATTTGCTAAAAGATAAGGGTGCTAAAAGCACAGATGTACTAAAGGTTGCTGATGCGTTTGTGGAGTGGGTTCTGGAACAGCCCAAGCAGGAAACAAACTACAATACGCATTTTAGTAGCCGAGAGGAAAAAATAGAAACAGCGCAAGCCATTGTAAGTGGCGAGCCAGTAGGAGATGACCTACCATTTTAAATACTTGTGTTAAGTAGTAACGAGGGGTTGGCAATTTAGCCGCCCCTTTTTTTTGACCCAATAAAAAAAGATACCTACATTCACCACTATGATACACAAGCACATAATACAATCCGATAAAACCCTACTCTACTTGGAGCGAGCACGAGAGGGTAAAATAAGCGAGGCCTCAAGGTTTGGGGTTCCTGAAATAGATGACTTCCTGCGTTTTAAGAAAGGTAATTTTATTGTCGTTACTGGACACGCTAATGTCGGTAAGACACACACGATGACTTACCTGCAGTTATTACACACTTTAGAGAACGGCACAAAGTGGCTTATTTATAGCAGCGAAAATGAGGTGCAAAGCTTACAGCGTAAGTTAATAGAGTTTTTGGCTGGCAAGCCAATAAACCAAATAGATGAGCAGACATTTTGGAGGCACCATAGCTTTGTAGAGGGGCACTGGGCCTTTATAGATAGTGAGTTAATTGTAAATGCTTTTGAGTTACTGGACATTGCAAGTGAGGTTTATGATGCGTGGGAGTTTCAGGGTATGATGATTGACCCTTATAACAGCCTTACAATACGCAAGCAAGATTTGAAGGGTATAAGCACCCACGATTATCATTACGAGGTAACTAGTTATATTAGAAAATTCTGTAAGGAATATGGTGTAACTACAATACTAAATACACACCCTGCTACTGAGGCACTTAGAAAGGTGCATAAGGGAGGACACGAGTATGCTAACCATACTATGCCACCAATGGCTAGCGATGTTGAAGGAGGGGGTAAATTCGTTAACCGCAGCGATGAATTCTTTGTGCTTCATAGATACACTCAGCACGCTCAAGATTGGTTGTACACTGATATACATGTGCGTAAGGTTAAAGAGTTGGAAAGTGGTGGTAGACCCACACCATTAGAGGCTCCAGTAAGGCTAGCTTCAACTGCGGGCAATTGTGGTTTTACAATTGATGGATTAAATTTAATAACTAAAGAAAGACAAATAGATGAATCTCCATTTTGAGGGCAACAGGCTGTACTACATGGAAAAGGAGGCTGAATTGTTTAAGGCCCTTGAGTACTTAAGTAATGAGTTAAGCGATAAGCAGACAATGACTAAGGAGCAGATGTGGGAGGTGTTTCATATTTGTGCGGATACTGCGGCAGTGTATAGACACATTACAGACTACTTTACTACACTGGACAAACTGATACTAGATGCTCGCATTGCTAATGATAAATTAAAGCAGGAGTCGTATGACTTAAAAATAGAGAACGCACGCTTAAACAAGGCACTAGAACATTATATGGATGAATTTTAAGAGGAGGATATTAAACGGCCAAAGGTTTGTAGTAAGTGGAATGGAATTTGTGTGTATAGAAACACACGCTTACTTTCAAACTAGGGTAGATAGTGAGGAATCGGATATTGATGTAGGCAGCAGCTATTACATAGTAAGAAACACATCAACAGGTAAGTTACACCGCATTCCTTTTACCAGAATAATTGAGAAGGATAACGCAGGGCAAATTGCCTTTAAAAGGTAGACTTGCTTTTCAACACTCAAGTAGTTATATTGTAAGCAGTTAAAACTAAATAATATGCAAATTGAGTTAAGCCCTATTACTGGAGTCCTGCTAGGTATTAATTACGCCTACTATGAGCCTACCGATGAGTTAGGTGGGCTTCACATGCTACAGATATGCTGTGGCCTTTTTGTTATAAACATAACATGGGCAGAATAGAAAAGTTTTACAGGAAAAACTTTAAACGCCTTACAGGCTTTATAAAAGAGTATACTGATGGCAGCTACAGCATAGCTGGCGATATAGTGCAAATGGTTTTCCTGCGCCTACTTGAAATGGAGGCAGAGGGCAGGATAAACTTTTACGATGAGGATGACAGCCTTAATTTCTTTTATGTGTACCGCAGCTGTATCAACACAGCACTTAAATACCAAAGGGCCAAGCGCAAGATTAATAAAGTGAGCCTTGATGATTTAGATTTTGATTTTCTGGAAGATACTGCGTTACCTGAAGAACGCCAAGCAATGGAGCGCCTGCTAGATTATATGGAGCAAGAGATGGATGACTTTCATTGGTACGATGCGAAGATGATGCGAATACATATGGAGGGAACAAGTATGAATAAAATACACAGGGAGACAAGCATAGGTTTAACAAGTATTAAGAACACTATAAAGAATGGCAAAGCAAGAATCTACGACAGACTCAGCGAAGATTGGGAAGACTACAGCAACGGAGACTACAACCAAATCTAATAACAGGGGCCGCCCAAAAGGCAGCAAGAATAAGCCTAAGGGATTGGGTGATACTATTGAACAGATAACTACAGCCACTGGTATTAAGAAAGTAGTTAAGGCTGTAGTAGGTGAGGATTGTGGTTGTGATGCTAGGAAAGAAAAGCTTAACAAGCTGTTTCCATACAGCCGTACCCTTGAGTGTTTAGAGGAGGATGAGATAGCTTATTTGTCAAGTGGCGTGCTGCGTAAAAGCACCTTAAAACATCAGGATAGAGAGCGCATTGCGCAAATACACGCTAGAGTATTTAATCATAAGTTTGATGTGCCCTGCACCTGCAGTCCTAAGATATGGATGCAATGGATGCGCCAACTGCAAGAGTTGTTAGATGCAACTGCGTAGCTATCTAAAGGATAAACGCAAACTAACCGAGAGCCGTACCGCAGTATGTGTTGAGGTAGGTAAAACAGGTGAAGCCTTGTTTAAGGAAATTACAGGCGCTCATAAATCCTCGCTAGCTGATGATAAGAAGCACATTGACTTTTACTGGGGCGATATGAAGGTAGATGTAAAGGGCCTTAAAAAGATGCACCACACAGGCTACATACTGCTAGAGTTTATGAATGTATGGGGCGGCGATGGTTGGTGCAGTAAAAAAAGCAAGGCTGAATACATAGCCTTCCAGTTTCCTGATGCCTTTTATGTGTTTAAAAAAAAGCACCTAAGGGTGCGTGCTTTAGATATGTGTGAGGTATATAGCCCCGATGTTGTAACTAGACAAAATTATACACCATACGAGGAGGGGTTGTACAAATGGCTAGGCAGATGGAATGCACAAGATGTGTTCACTTATTTAAAGTTTAGCGATGTTGAGGATTTGATATTTGAAGTGTTACCATATAAAATAAAAGAGGAATGATACTTATACTATTTGGCATAGGTTTAGGCTTTACCCTTAACCAGAACAGACTGCTACAGAAGCGCTTAGATAATGTAGAGGAATTTTTGCATCAAAAGTTTTTTGAGGACGAGGAGTAGTTATTTACAAAATTGTTTATATTAGCAGCATAAACAATGAGCAATGAAACTATTAAACGAAACTGATGCCCTTGCAGTTATAGGCGGTTCAAGCCTAAAGGGAGAGATTGGTGGCTTTACTTACAGCCGCCTTGTAGAAGTATTAGGGGAACCAACTTTCCCTGAGGCCAGTGATGATGGCAAAGTCCAAAAGGAGTGGGTGTTCACCTACGAGGGTAATGTATTTACTATTTACGATTGGAAGACTTATGATGAGGAGTATACCACTACACGGCTGTACAGCTGGAATGTAGGCGGCCACTCAGCGGCATATGATTTTATTTTAGCAGTAACAAAAAAACTAGAGCAATGAAAAAGATTGATTGGAAGAAAGTAGCAGTAGTAGCATTCCTGCAGACTATGGTAATTTTAGGTATGGTTGCTATGATAGCAGTATATGAGTTAGTAGAAATTTTAACCTGCTACTCATGTTGATGCTAGATGGAACGGATTACGATAGAGATTGGTTAGTCCAGAAGGCTGTTGATGACAGCTTTTATTACGGCCCACTAAACAAGTTGGCCCACAGCAGTAGCAGTTTAAAAATGCTACTTGATAGCCCAAAGACTTACTACAATGTAATGAAGTACGGCAAAGAGGAAAGCAGCCCAGCGCTGCTAATGGGTAGGGTGATACATACTATGATACTGGAGCCTGAAAAGTTTAATGATATATTTGAGGTGGTAGAGGTAGCTAGTAAAAACACAAAGGCCTTTAAGGAGGCCCAGTTGGAGAACCCTAAGACTTGCATTACCAGAAAGGATATGCAGGCAGGTGAGCGTATGGCTGATGCTTTCTTCAGGAACGAAATGGCAATGCAGTATATGCAGGGCAGTGAGTTTGAGTTACCGCAGGTAGATGTGCTGGGTGGTTTCCCTTTTAGAGGGAAGGCAGATATAAAGACATCTACTGGAATAGCTGATATTAAGACAACAACCGATTTAAAAGCCTTTAAGTATAGTGCTGATAAGTATGGTTATGACTTACAGGCATACATATACTGCAACCTGTTTAAGGTTAGCTATAAAGACTTTACATTTATTGCACTGGACAAAAGCAGTACAGATGTAGGCATTTACACAATTAGTGAGGAGTTTTACAAAAGGGGTGAGGCTAAGTTCAATAGGGCTATAGCGTTGTACAGAGACTTTTTTGTAAAGGGCCAAGACCTAGATACTTACACTATAGTAGGCGAGTTGTGAAAAA